ATGCACCTTAAAGATGATCCGCTTGTTTTACTCGGCTGGAGCTGCCCGTATTGTGGAAATCCAACTAAACTCGTTGAAGATTCGCAAATCTACGGGCGCTCCTATGGCGCCAAGTGCTACATCTGCGAACCGTGCGGCGCGTGGGTCGGATGTCTCAAGAACTCAGACAGAGCACTCGGAAGGGTTGCAAACAAAGAACTCCGAGAACTGAAGCATCAGGCGCATGAGGCTTTTGACCCGCTATGGAAAGAAGGCTATTTGCCACGGAAAACGGCCTATGAGGTCTTATCAACCGCTCTTCAACTCCCTAAGGAGCAAACTCACATCGGAATGTTCGATGAGGAGCTTTGCCGTAAAGTAATAAGATTGTCAAACATAATACTCAAACATATCAGACAGAATGGCTAAACAAATTGAAGCAGGCAAATTCCTCGTCATCGAATGTACCGCCGGGGAGCTGATGGATGCCGTAGGCTCTGACATCTGCATCTGCGACTGGTGCGGTCGGCCCTATCTTCCTGCGGACAAAGGTTGCTACATTGCAGTTCTTAATCAATGGTACTGTATGAAGTGCTATGAAGAGTGGTTTTCAGGAGCCGAGTGGTATCCCGAAGATGCCGATGTAGAGCGTCGGAATTTCAACTTCTACGCACCGCGCCTCGGGGTCAAACGTCAGTAAAAGTTAAGGCGTAAAAATGGTGTTCGATCTGATTGTGTAACTCGCTAATTATGACTAACTTTACTGTATATCAGAATAAATGATATAACAAGTCAAACCAATAAATCCACCTATTATGGCTAAGGAAAAAACAAACCAAGAGGAGCAGGTAAAAGAGCAAAAAGATGCTCTTGAAACCAATCTACGCTTCTACAATCAAGGGCGAACAGTGCCGGCCAATGCCCTCAAACCGATTAAGGCCGGACGCCTCAAAGGGATGAGCGACATTAACCCGATGTGGCGAATGAAACGGCTGACCGAAATTTTCGGACCTGTCGGTTTTGGATGGAAATACACCATTGATCGCCAATGGGTCGAGCTTTACGGTCAAGAAGCCAAGGTATTCTGCAATATTTCTCTCTTTGTCCGGGACCCCGAAACAAAGGAATGGAGCGATGCTATTCCCGGTGTCGGCGGCTCTGCTGTGGTCTCAGTTGAGAGCAAAGGCCCATACGTCAATGACGAGGCGTACAAGATGGCTCTTACTGATGCTCTCTCTATAGCAATGAAACCGCTCGGTATAGGTGCAGACATCTGGTATGGTGAAAATGCCACGGGTCACAATGAGAGTAAATACGAGCAGTACACACGGATTGATAACAGTCAATCACCCCAACATTCCACTGGCACTTCTGCTGTCGCTATCACCGGCGCACAGTTACAGCTGGCGCTTTCAGAGCTGGAGGCTGTTGAAACGAAACAGGAATTCCAGAGATTATGGAATAAATGGGCTGCATCCGTTCCGGCGCTCTGTATGAACGGCACCGAGTTCTATAATAAAGCCTGTATCAAAATTCAACAAATCAATAGCACTCCCAAATGATGCAGTTTAAAAAGTCTCCTGTAATATTCGACGAAGAGAGTCACAGCTACCAGCTCGACGGCAAGAGGTTGATGGGTATCACGGGCCTTATACACTCAATCCTCGGATTGGGTGTATATCCCGAGGCTGATGATTATGTAAAAGATTTCATCATTCCTCGCGCCGGCAGCCGTGGCACCGCCATCCATCATGCCATTCAGACCTATGATTGCCTCGGCCTCATGCAGCCTACTCAACTCGTTCATACCAGATACGGTTGCCGTGAACGCGACAACATACAGTATAAGGATGAAGAATGGGATGTGAGCCTTGAACTTAACAACTACATTCGCCACTTAAACGGATTCGAGGCCGTGGCGAATGAGTTGACGGTTTCAGACAATAACAAGTATGCCTCACAGATTGACAATGTATGGTGTCGCAAAGACACCGGCGGGATATGGTTGGTAGATACCAAGAGCAACAATCTCGATCTTTATCCTCGGTGCGGTTACTACAATCCTGCATTTTTCAACTCCGGCGCAGAGGCATTGCAGGAATACCTCTCATGGCAACTTTCTATCTATGCCGAGCTGTTTGAGGCTGAGAACCCTGGTATCAAGGTTGAAAGCCTTGCCTGCAACTGGCTCCGAAAAGAGCAAGCCGCGTTCTGGCTTATCAAGCGCAAACCTACAGAGCTTGTCAAGGAGCTGCTGACTACCGAATATATTTTCACAGACAATGGCCCGGTATATTTCCACCATGACCAGTCTGTGTTCGGCATAAATCCCAATCTGCCGACCACTGCTGAAGAATCGGTGCCAAGCATTGTACCGCAGGATGTCATAAACTATGTTGCAGATCTCATCGCTTTGGAGAAACAAACCAAAGAGAAACTTGAAGAAGCGAAAAAAGCACTTCGGATGGCTATGGAGCAACATGGTATAAAGACATGGGACAGCGGTATGTTCAAAGCCACAATCGCCGCCGACAGCGAGAGAGCCACCTTTGATACGGCACAGTTCAAAAAGGATCATCCCGATTTATATAAACAATACACCACCCGGAAAACGACAAAGGGCGGTTTCACTCTTAAATAACAACAGCGATGATTAAACTAAAAGCAACCGCACTCATACGATCTATCTCTGCGGTAATTGAGATACCGTCAAAGTCAGGCGGTCAACCATTTCTAAAGCGCGAGCTTGTGCTTGATGACTCGTGGACAAAAGATGGCAAGACCTATGAAAATTTAGTGCTCGTCGAGTTCACCGGTGACAAGATGGCTCAACTCGATATTTTCGCTCCTGGACAGCGTGTAAATGTCGAGGGATATGTCAGCGGTAGGGAGTACCAAGGTAAGGTGTTCAATACCATTAAGGGTTCGACTATCGAACTGTTTCAGGCACAACAACCTGCGCCTTCAACGGGACAATATCCTCAGGTCCCCGGCGGCTATCCGCAACAGACGCAGTATCCCCAAGCTCCCGGTTATCCACAGCAGGGCACGTATCCCCCCGGTGGTTATCCTCCTCAGCCTGCCTATCCCCAGCAGGGTGGCTACACACAACAGGGCGGCTATCCACAGCCTCCAGCCCCGATGCCCGGCGCGCCGCAAGGCAGTAATCTCGGCCCCGACGGTCTGCCATTCCGCTGATGGCTGACGCGATCCTCACCAAACGTGACGGAGTGGTGAGCATGGATAAATCATTTGAGTATTTATGCTCACTGCTCCGAAACGGTATCTATACGGTCAAGATAGTCCGAAAAACCGAGCCGCGTACCATTTCGCAGAATTCATTGATGTGGATGTGGTACAAGTGCATGGAAGAGGCGACGGGCACGCCTAAAGAGGACTTTCACGATTACTACAAGGCAAAATATCTCAGCCGAGATGTTGCCGTCGGCAACCGCTGGTATCGGGTTACAGGCAGTACGACAGACCTCAACACCTTGCAGATGACAAATTTTCTAAACAAGGTACAAGCCGATGCCGCGACAGAGTTCGGAATTACATTGCCGCTCCCAGCTGACAGACATTATCAATCTTTCATAGACGAATACCGAAAACGCTAACAATCGGGTGGTCATAGGGGCCATCCGATGTTTTTTAACCTCTCAATAATATGGATATAAAAATCAAAAAAGCCAAACTGACAAAGAGCAGCACTATTGAGGCTACCTACATCGATGAAGATGGCAACGAAATCACCATCAAGGGCAAAAACACAGTCCACGTTGACCTCAAGACGCGCCTTGCTGCTCTTATCCCTTACTTCGCGGATCTGACAGAGCAGAAAGAGGCAGACCGCTACGACTGGGTTAATCCCGACTCGCAGGAGAACATTGACCTCATGCGACGGCTTGATGTTACCGGGGTATCGCTCGGCGGCGATGACAACTGCCCCATAGCGACTCTTACCGGCCGGCGCACACTCATGTCCTCAAAAGTTCTCAACATCAATACACCGCCTACAGACCTTGATTCCGATGATAGCGGATGGATTCGTGCAGAGGACTTCCGCTTCGCTATCGACGCTTTCTTCTATGAAGTGCACCAATATATAACAGAGAAGAAATGGGCTGTCAAGCAGGGTGAGTTCGTATTTGAGAATAGTGACGACCCATTCGCAAACGCCGGCATTACGGCCGATGTGGAATCGATCACTGAAATAAAAGATTCTGTGGAAACAACTCCCGGACAAGTAGCCTAAGATGAGGCCGATATATATTACCGAAACGCCAGGCACGTTCAGGCTCTCCTTTGACTACAATCCCATACTGATTGACCTTATCAAGAGGATACCCACCAGACGATGGGATAACTCGGAAAAGGTTTGGGTCGTATCAAAGAAAGGCCTTTTCCCGCCGGGATATGACGCTCGGTGGTATGTGGAAGCTTTCGCTCAATGGGCCGTACAAAAGAATTACTGTTCCAACATTGCAAGGCGTAGCGAAACTCATGATGTGGTGTATGAGATACCTCCGATGAAGGAATTTGTCGGCGAACATTACATCCTGCCGCCATATAATCCATACTCATATCAGTTGGAGGGTGTTCGCTACGCTCTTGACAACAAGCGTTGCATATTCGGAGATCAGCCCGGCCTTGGCAAGACGCTCCAAGCAATTTGCGCTGTTGTCAAGGCTCACAAAGAGGCTATGACCTATGGTGAGTCATTCCCGGTTCTTGTCATTTGCCCGGCAGCCCTCAAGGTGAATTGGAAGCGTGAGTTCAAAAAGTTTGCCGGAGTGGAAGCGTGTATTCTCGATGACTTCAACCGTGCCAGTTGGGAACGGTTCTGGGAATTAAAGAGGCCCGACGGAGAGGCTCTTTGCCCGGTATTCATCACCAATTACGAGAGCCTTAAAAAGTTCTTTGTAGTCAGGGTTAAAAACTCATCTCGTTTCACTCTCGCATCAATCGTGTTTGATGAGCGCGTCAGTATCTTCAAATCAATTATTATAGACGAGAGTCATAAATGCAAGTCCTCAAAGACCCAGCAGTCAAAATTCGTGGAGGGCTTATGCCGTGGCAAAAAGTGGATCTTCGCACTGACCGGCACTCCCGTTGTCAACAACAACACTGACCTCATACAACAGTTGAAGATCCTCGGCCGACTTGATGATTTCGGAGGTTACAAGCACTTTGTCGCCAGATACTGCGATGGCCCAAAGCAATCTTCCAATATGAAAGAGTTGCATTACCGACTGTGGTGTTGCTGTTTCTTCAGACGGGAGAAAGCAAAAGTGTTGACTCAACTTCCCGACAAGATGCGCCAGTACATTACCTGCGAAATAACCAATCGCAAGGAGTATCAGGATGCCGAGGATAATTTCCTCAAATATCTGCGTCAGTACAAACACGCCGACGATGACCGCATAGCAAGGGCTCTTAGAGGTGAGGTTATGGTTAGAATGGGTATTCTCAAAGAGATTGCCGCCCGAGGTAAGGTTAAGGCAGTTGCCGACTTCATACATGATGTTATCGACGGCGGCGAGAAGCTCATCATGTTCGCCTATCTCAAGGAGGTTGTCATTGCCCTCAAAGCAGAGTTTCCGGATGCCGTAACTGTTACGGGGTCGGACAATATCACTCAAAAGCAAAACGCTGTCGATCGGTTCCAGAACGACCCCGAGTGCAAACTCATTATCCTCAACTACAAGTCCGGCGGTACGGGACTTACGCTGACCGCATCAAGCAGGGTGGGTTTCATTGAGTTTCCCTGGACTTACAGCGATTGTGAGCAAGCCGAAGATCGCGCCCATCGTAACGGACAGAAGAACGCAGTCAACTGCTATTACTTTCTCGGAGATAAGACCATTGATGAATATATGTATAAGGTCATTCAGACCAAGAAAGACATAGCAAACGAAGTGACCGGCACCACTACCCAGATAGATGAAGATGTCGTAAGCAATGTTGTGAACCTGTTCAGCAATCGCCTATGAAAAAGAATTTCAAATGGCTCATCAAGAATGGCAGAGTCCTATTGCTACGCCGCAATGTCGGCCTATTCGGTGAGCAGTGGGAATGTTTCGGCAATTTCGATGATAAGGACGGTAACGCAGCCCGTGGCAAACAAATTATCAAGCAACTGAACGAGTGCGCCAAGCATACGGAAAATTTTAACGAAAATGACTGAGCAAGAAGTTTTACAGCAGGAGCAGGGTTACTCGGAATCTAAGATACAACACTTTTGTGTGAATTGGTTTCGCCGGACTTTTCCCCAAGTAGCCAATCTCCTTTTCGCTGTCCCGAATGGAGGCTGGCGCGGCGCGCGCGCCGGAGCCCAAATGGTCTATGAGGGTCAGGTCAAAGGAGTAGCCGACCTTATATTGTTATTCCCGAAAGGTGGTAAATCGAGCCTTTGCATAGAGATGAAAGTCCCGAAACGCAAAGGCAGTAGCGCCGGATCACAATCTCAGGCGCAAAAAGATTGGCAGACGCTTGTGGAGAGTAATGGCAGCACTTATGTAGTGTGTCATGGTTTAGTGGAGTTTGTTAAAGCAGTCTGCATATACTTACAAACCAATCCACAGCCTTACATTGACAAGGCTCTAAATCTATACCCCACATATCAATGAACTATATTGAATTGATTAACCGATATTGGCAGGAGGTTGATGTCAAGGGTTTCACGCCAACAGAAACAAACATCTATTTCCGGTTGCTCGACATTTGCAATCGGCTTGGCTGGATTAATCCTTTTTCCCTCTCCAATCCACGGGCAGTCGCGCTAATGGCGGTCACTGAAAACACGTTGGCTGCTGGTAGAGACAAGCTCGTGATGAAGGGTTTAATTGGATTCAAACGTGGGTCTCGGAGAAAAGACATTCCAATGTATTGTTTCCCGGAAAAGATAGACGGAGAATGGTTTTTTCCAAATGGTTTTACCTCATGTTTTGCCTCAAATATTGAGCCAAAACATGAGGTAAAAAGTGGGGCAAAACCTGCGGCAAAAAGCATGGTAAAACCTGCGGCATATAATAAAACTAAAACAGAAACAGAAAATATTATCTCTCACGGAGGAGAGAGTCCGCGAGCGAGAGCACCTGTTCCGGATGGTTTGTTTTCGGAAAGAGAATTGTCGAATATGGTGCCAAAAGGGATCAAGGCCGCCAAACTCGCTGAATTTTCTCCGCCCTCGGTCGAAGAAGTCAAGGACTATTTTCTTCTGCAGCGCGCAAACCTACGGCTCCCAGACTGGGAGACCGAGGCTTTGTCTTTTTTCAGCTACTACGATAGTCAGGGCTGGGTAAAGAGTAATGGCCGTAAGGTGTCAAATTGGGAAAGCCTTGTCAACGACTGGATACTCCGAAAAGAGAGGGAACAAAAGCAACCAAAACACAATGAGCAAACCACAAACTATCGGCGAACTACTCCCGAAGACGCCCTTGCAGATGAGCAGGAGAAACTTGCCAGAAGAATCCTCGCAAGACGCAATAGCCAGACTACCCCCCGCGGTGCAGAGGGTGATTCAGACTTTCCATTCGGAGGATAATTTTCTCGCGCTGTTTAATCCGTCAAAGCAGGTTGCCTACACTCGCGATCTTGCTAAGGCATTTCGGGGCAACGCCCCAAGTCTAAGCCTCATTGAGAAGGCTTTTGGCAGTTGCGCCCGTGATACATGGCTCGATATTCAGTTGACCGAATTGGCTGCATTTTCCGGATGTAGAGACAAGTTGACCGACCATCAGGTGCAGGGACTCATCGACATCATCGCAGAGGAATATGGCTATCTCAAAGTTACCGAGCTCATGTATTTTTTCCGCAAGTTCAAGGCCGGGGAGTATGGCAAATTCTATGGAGCCGTTGACCCACTCACAATAACCTGCGCACTAAAAGACTTCTGTGATGACAGACGTACAATATTGAATCGTGTGGAAAAAGCCGAGAAAGAAGAACGGAAAAGAAATGTTCCGGAATATATCCGTTACTTGCGTCAGTACTCTGCTTATCAACGCATGGCCCACTTCTACTCTTTTAATTTTCGTTCAAAAGATTTCACTCTTGAAGAATTTAAGGAAATATGGTGGTTGTTTAATTTAGGCTATGAAAGGAGCGATCATGGATATATCGAATGAAATAAAGATAATAATCCATTGGAACACTAAAAATGATGACGCTATACGGATGATTCGTGAGCGTTTTGGCATACCTCGTTACACCACTGTTGGCGGTCAGACGCCGGCAGTCCTACCGACCGATGATATAGTGATGTTTGAAGAAACCGCCAGACGGGGATATTTCAAATATCGGTGCGTTGACTGGACTTTCAACGGTGCAACCTATTCATGGTAAAATGGTGGCCATTCAGTTTGTGTAATCCGCTAAAAATTGCTAAATTTACAGTATAACAAACTACAAGTCAAACCAATAAGTTAAACATTATGGACTTTAAGAAAATTCCATTGGACTTGGTGAAACCATCGCCAATGAATCCAAGAAAGACCTTCGATGAAGAGGCGGTGCGGGAACTTGCCGACAACATCGATAAGCAAGGGCTAATTCAGCCGATCACAGTACGAACCAATCCGCACGACAAAGGTTTTGAAATCGTATGCGGCGAGCGCCGTTACCGAGCATTCTGTCTGCTGAAAGACAAGGAGGATAAAATCAATGTCGCTCAGACAGCAGCCCATCGGAAAAAGCATGACCGTTTCCAGTCCATCCCGGCAATGGTGCGAGAGATGACAGATGAGGAGGCTTTCGAGGCCATGATAACGGAGAACCTACAACGCGAGGAAGTGGACCCGATGGAAGAGGCTTTTGCTTTCAGTCAGCTCATCAAGAATGGCAAAACCGCCGAGGAAGTGGCCCTCAAATTCGGCAAGAGCATCCGCTTTGTTCAAGACCGTTGTAAACTCAACTCCCTAATCCCGGAACTGATGTTGGCCGTCAAAGAGGACAAGATGAGTATAGCAGCTGCGATGATCATCTGCAAACTCGATGAAGAGGGTCAGAAAAAATATCACTCGCAGTACAGCAACAACTATCAAGGTCTGACTAAAGCAACAGCCGAGAGTTTTGTCAACGGCTTGTTTATGACTCTCTCCAAGTCCCCTTGGTATCAGAGTGACGACCAATCAGACGAGGAATTTGAGGGTGGCTGTGACTGCAAATGCTCCGAGTGTCAACTCAACACTGCCAACCACGGCTGTCTGTTCTGGGAAATGAAGAGCCAAGACGCCGGCCGTTGTACCAATCGCGCCAAATTCCAGTCCAAACTGCTGGCTTATATGCTAAAAATGGTTGATGGCTACGCCTCCGACCTCGTTCCCAAAGGTGCCTCCCTCACATTCGGCAAGATTGTGATAGGTGCAGAATCGAACTCATACTGCTCCGAGGCGGCAAAGGCTGTAAGGCAGTCATTCATCGCCGAAATTGAGCGCAGAGGCTATGAGATTGTGAGTCCCGCAAGAGCCTTTGACCGCAAGTGCTGGTATGAAGCCGATGATGAACGTGTAGCCAACATGCTCGCTTCGGGAGAACTCTATCGGGTTCTAACACTTGGCGGCTATGATATGCCAACGCTGACAGAGTCATTCTACTATGTCAAAAAGGGAGATATGTCAACCAATAGTGATGATTGCGGCAGACCTATGAAAGTAAACGACCTGCTCCGAGAATATCGTTCTCTCCCAGAGCAGAGAATATACAATACCGTAGCTGGATGTAAAGCGATTGCAGAGCATGGCAAGTTTGACGACCTCACGGATCTTGACAATGCCGAGTTCGTTCTGGCATATTCACTAATGGTTAAGAATAACCGGAGCCTGTGCCTGGCATTAGGATTGAGTGAATATCCTCAACATGAGGAAATCCGCCAGTATGTCGCAAAAAATCCCGACATGTCCACATTCATTCTGCGAGCATGGGTTAAAAAGGCTCTTGATACCGGTTCTCAAATCATTACACCCGACGAGGCAAAAAGTGTTGCCGAGCCTTTCATTGATAAGATAGGAGAACGATGGTGCCCCACGGAATACAACGCTGCCAAAGAGAAGGCCAAGGAGAAACGCGAAAAAGCCGTCAAGAAGATTGCCAGTCAACTAAACAAACTCGGATATGATCTTGAGGGCAACAAGCTGCGGGAAAAGCCAGTCGATACGACTCCAACAATATCACAACTCAAAGAGCAGTACGAGGCCATGAAGAAACAGCACGATGATGCAATCATCATCTTCCGGCTCGGAGATGAGTATGGGTGCATCGATCATGATGCCGAGACAATTGCAATAGACTTCGGCCTCAAATTGCAAAACAAAGGTAATGCTACTTTCGTAAAATTTCCGAAATCAGACCTTGACACTTATGTGCCAGCGCTGATAAGAAGTGGCTATAGAGTGGCGATCTGTGAGCAGTTGGAAGCCTCAAAGAAGTGAGATAGCAAGTTAATCACATAATCAATCTAAAACGCGGCACCGCTCATTTATCGAGTGGCGCCGCTTACTTTACTATGGAGTATCAAGATTTTCTCAAATCAAAAATAAAAATCTCCGAGGATTACGGCTTCAAGGTGGAAATGAGCGAAATAAACCCCAATCTCAAACCTCACAATAAGCTGATGGTAAAGTGGCTTGTTGAAGGTGGCAAGAGGGCGTGTTTCGCCTCTTTTGGATTACATAAAACCGTTACCCAGTTAGAGGCAGTCAGACTCACTCTTGCAAAAGTAGGACATGGTTCCGGGCTGATTGTTTGCCCTCTTTCAGTCAGACAAGAATTTGTTGAGGACTCCAAAAACATTCTCGGATGGAATAAGCCGCCCAGATTTATACGTCGCCCGGAAGAGATGGACGGAGACGGTATCTATCTTACCAATTACGAAAGCATACGCGATGGCAAGTTAGATCCGGAGCTGTTCATTGTAGCCAGCCTTGATGAGGCATCCGTTCTGCGAGGACTCGGCGGCTCAAAGACATTCCGAGAGTTCATGCGTCTGTTCACCGGCGATGGGGGGCCCATGCAGGTGCGCCGTCAGGCAGAGCGTATCAAGTTCCGCTATGTGGCAACAGCAACCCCCTCTCCCAACGACTATATAGAGCTGCTTGCCTATGCCGACTTCCTCGGCATCATGGATGTGTCGCAGGCCAAAACACGCTTCTTTAAGCGAGACTCAACGCATGCCGACAACCTGACCCTACACCCTCACAAGGAAGAGGAGTTTTGGCTATGGGTATCCTCATGGGCCTTATTCATTAGCAAACCCTCGGACATTACCGGCGATGAAGCCGATGACGAGGGCTATATCCTGCCGGAACTTGACTTGCGATGGCATGAGATACCGACGGACTATTCTAAGCCGAGTGTTGACAAATACGGCAATCCTGTTCTTTTCGCAACAGAGGCTATGGGCCTGCAAGCATCGGCGAGGGAAAAGCGCGAGAGTCTGCCGGACCGAATAGCAAAGATGATGGAGTTGAGGGCCGAGGATCCCGACGCGCATCGCATCATCTGGCACGACCTTGAAAGTGAGCGGCACGCTATTGAGAAAGCAGTTCCGACTATCAAATCAATCTACGGCTCACAAGACTATGAGAAACGAGAGCGCAATATTCTTGACTTCTCCTATGGCCGTATTCAGGAGTTGGCGGCAAAACCGGTCATCGCCGGTTCCGGCTGTAACTTTCAGCGTCATTGTTCATGGGCCATATACCTTGGCATCGGCTACAAGTTCAATGACTTTATCCAATCAATCCACCGTCTGCAACGATTCCTTCAGACGAAAGTAGTAAGAGTTGACCTCATCTATACCGAGGCCGAAAGAGGGGTCCGCAAAGCACTTGAAACCAAGTGGCAGAACCACAATAAACTTGTTCATAACATGACTGATATTATAAAGAAATACGGTTTGTCCCATAAAGAGATGGCAACTCATCTTGCCCGTAAAATGGGAGTTGATCGTGTAGAGGTTGTCGGTGACGGCTACCGCATAGCCAACAATGACAATGTTCTGGAATTACAGAACACCGAACTTTATCCCGACAATTCTGTGGGCCTTATCGTAACCTCTATCCCATTCGCGACCCAATACGAGTATTCTCCCAATTATGCCGACTTTGGGCACTCTGAGAGCAACGAAGAGTTTTTCAAGCAGATGGATTTCCTAACGCCCAATCTGTTCAGAGTGCTCCAGCCGGGCCGCATGGCCATTATCCATGTTAAAGACCGCATCGTGCCGATGGGCCTCAGCGGTATGGGGTGTCAGACTGTCTATCCATTCCACTGCGACTGTATCGCCCATTATACCAAACATGGCTTTGCTTACATGGGCATGAAAACCATAGTAACAGATGTGGTCCGAGAGAACAATCAGACCTACCGCCTCGGCTGGACCGAACAGTGCAAGGATGGCACCAAAATGGGTGTCGGTATGCCCGAGTATCTGCTCATCTTCCGTAAGCCTGCCACCGATCGTACCAACGCCTATGCCGACATTCCTGTTGTCAAGGAGAAAAAGTGGTGGAACGAGCAAACAAGAACATGGGACAATCCCGATGGATATAGCCGCGCCCGCTGGCAGATGGACGCGCACGGCTACACTCGTTCTTGCGGCGACCGGCTAATGTCCCCCGAAGAGATAGCGAAGATGGACCACAAGGCCATTTACCGATACTTCCGCCGTTACACTCTCAACAATGTATGGGATTATGATTATGTCGTGAAGATCGCTGAAGAACTGGAGCTGCACGGCAAACTCCCCACGGGCTTCATGTTACTCCAGCCCGGCAGTTGGACCGATGATGTCTGGTCTGACATCGCTCGTATGCGTACACTCAACACCATTCAGTCCGTCAAGGGGAAGGAGCAACACCTCTGCCCCCTGCAATTCGACATAGTGAACCGAGTGATTGACCAGATGAGTAATCCCGGTGACGTTGTGCTTGACCCCTTCGGCGGACTGATGACAGTTCCTTATTGTGCGCTTAACAAAGGCCGACAGGGTTGGGGCATCGAACTCTCGCCGACTTATTTCCTTGATGGCGCTCATTATTGCGCCCAAGCCGCTAATAAAAAAGAAGCCCCATCATTGTTCGACTTCCTCGATAATGAGCCCAAGGGAGAAGATGATGATCTGCCTGAGCAACTCAAACAATAAGTTTCACATGATGAGTTATAACAAATCTCCTCCCCGCCATTTAAGAGAATGGGCCGAGAGCCTAAACCAGTCATTCACTAACCCCGATCTTTACCAATGGCAATACCTCTGAAAAAATTCGCCGCACAATGCGAAGAGGTAGCAATCGCCAAAGGCAAGATTACACCGTTGTCCTCTCCCTCAGTATCCTTACATGACATTTCCCGAGAATGGAGAACGTTACATAAGGCTACGGCTTTCAAGAGTCTCAATCTTCCGGATTGGAGCGAAAAGGAAGAGGGAGCGGCCGAGGTGATAATTGCCGCGTTGACCTATCTTCAGCGCATTGGTTGCAAGGACATAGAAAAACTGCTCCGGGATACTCTGGAGCATCATCGCCGGCAAACATTGTAGGTTCTGTCAATGACTATTCGTGATGAAGTTTTGTGATGTAGAAAGTAATAGCTATGGCTGAAATAACAATATTAGCAATCAGCCTCTTGGATTTCAACAAGGGGCAACTCAAAGGACTCCCGAAGAATCCCCGGTTCTTTCGGGATTATCGCTATGAGGCGATGAAAAAGAGCATCAAGGAATCGCCCGAGATGCTCGAACTGCGTGAACTTATCGTATTTCCCTATCCCGAGGGGCGGTACATAGTTGTTTGCGGCAATCTCCGTCTCCGTGCCTGCAAGGAACTCGGCTATACCGAGTTGCCATGTAAGATACTAAGACCCGATACTGATGTGAAGAAGTTGAGGGAGTATGCCACAAAGGACAATGTGAACTTCGGTGAAAATGACCTCGATGTGATGAACAACGAGTGGGATAAAACCGAACTTGCTGACTGGGGTGTGGAATTTGCCCCGGAAAAGCCAGTCGATGAGTTCAAAGAGCGGTTCGATTCCATAACCGATGAAACAGCAATCTATCCCCTGGTACCAAAGTATGATGAGAAGCATGAGCTGTTCATCATTCAGTCCGGCAACGAGGTTGACAGCAACTGGCTACGGGAGCGGCTTGGTATGCAGCGCATGAAGTCGTACAAGACAGGCAAGATCAGCCGGAGCAATGTTATTGACATTAAAGATGTTCGTGTCGCGCTGGAGGGTGAAAAGAAATGAGCCTAAAGATCGTTATCCCCTCCCACAAGCGGCATGACAGAGTTTTTGCAAAGAAACTCGTACTTGACCCTATCATGTGTGTGGCCGAGAGCCAGGCAGACCTCTACCGGCAGTATAATCCCGAGTGTGAGATTGTGACGCACCCCGATGATGTTATAGGATTGATTCCGAAACGTAATTGGATGGCCAAGCATTTCGGAGAACTGATGATGCTCGACGATGATGTTCATGTCGTTAAAACTCTTTTCTGCGAGAAGGGAGAGCCGGGCGTTATACGCGATCCGGAAACCGTGACACGCATCATCAATTCCCTCTATGAGTTGGCGTGTATGCTCGATGTTCACTTGTTCGGGTTCACATCTGCCATATCGCCGGTGATGTATAATGAATGGGGCTACTATTCCCTGTCAAAGATGGTTACCGGTTGCTCCTACGGAGTGCGGTACAATAAGAATGTCTGGTGGAATGAGGAAATCAGGCTCAAAGAGGATTTTTGGATTTCATGCTACATGAAGTACAAGGAACGCAGAATCCTGACCGACCTCCGCTACAACTTTGCCCAAAAAGGTACCTTTGTCAACGCTGGCGGATTAGCCGCGTTCCGCAATCAGGAAGAGGAGCGCCGTTCAATCCTGTTCATCAAAAAACACTTTGGGGACAGTATCAACATCAAAGGTGCGACCAACAACGGCAAAGACAAGACCAAGCAACTTGTGGAGTATAATATCTCCTGTAAGTTTAAATTCTAACTTGCTGATTGGCCAATAAAAATGGCGTTAAAATGGTGTTCAATCCGTTTGTGCAACTCGCTATTTTTGGCTATATTTACTGATGTAAAACAAATTATACCAACAAGTTATGAAGATAAGAACGATACATGGATACGACTTCTTTGAGGTCAGCTCTGCAATGCAGAAAGCCATCCGGCGGGGAGATGCCCGGGTAGCCGGGTTCTTCGCTCTTGAACTATGGCACAGCAATTATCGCGACTATGTCTGGAAGCGGCTCTATACAATATCTGCCGAAGACTGCTACGGTCTCATCACAGCCGAGATTGAGGCACTGTGGCAGGGCCACGAGTTGGTCAATAAGAATCTGAATAAAAACAAGACCGCGCCGAAAGGCCGTATATTCGTGAGTAAAGCTGTACTGCTCCTTTGCGAGTGTCGTAAGTGCCGCGACGCGGATCATCTGCAAAATCTGGTCTATGACCGCAACGATGTTGATGTAGAACGGTGGATCGATGATGTGAGAGCATTCCCCATTGAGATACCGCCATATACTTACGATGTTCACACCCAAAAAGGGAAAAAGAGAGGAAGGACCAAAGAAGAGTTCTTCCGAGAAGAGTACGAGGCATTACGGCCGAGTGTTCCCGGCTTGTTTGATGACCTTGTTCCACCATATCAAAATAATCTGTTCGGCGGTTCGGATCCACAGTCCGGACCGCTTTAATTTCAAACATTATGGATTTACCACTCATAGACAAAGGGTTGCTGGCAAAAATGGGTATCTCTCCGACATCGGTACCCATTGTGCCAACTCCCATTTCCAACTTCGGCATTGATTTTGAGCGACACATGCAGGAAACTCCCAAATCCCTTACCGCAGACGAATGTGTCAAACTCTTTGGCGCGCGCGAAGCTGTTCTAATGAACTTCATTCCTCAAATGCTGACCGCTCTTGCTCTGGAGCAGGCCGAGGCATACATCAAGTATTGCCGTGATAATCGGCTCTCGAATTACAAGAGACACAACCGAGAGATGCGCAAGTGCATAGACGAATACAATTTTGAACTCCGCAAGAGCTATGCGCGTTCCTGGCGTGCCTATCAGAAGTATCTGGAGAGATTACGACAGACCGTAGAATTGGATTTGTTCAAATGCTGGTGTACGTTTACCAATGAGGCAGCGCGACAGTATGTCGGACACCCTCATACGGAAATACCGGCGCGTGTGGCTCTCGTTCGCATGATACTTACTTTCGTTGAGGATTTTGATAAGAATATGGATAAAGTCATTGCGGATCGCATCAACAAGCCATGCTGTCGCAAGCAAGACCCGTACTGTTTTCTCATATCAGTATTGTGCATTGATATTGCCGAAACATTCGGACATAAGATGGAGATAACGGATACAATGGCCCTTTGCGTGAAAGTCCTTGCGAACCGCTGCCATAGTGTTGTCGATGCAATCATGACGGAAGAAGATTCCATGGAGGCATCATGTCTTGACAATCATTGACAAACGTTAAGGTGGTAAAATGGCGGTCATTCTGTTTGCGTAATCCGCTAATTATGGCTAACTTACAGTATCAATAAAATACAAGTCAAACCAATAGCCATCAAGAAATGAAGACGAAATCAGACCTCAACGCTCTTATTCCTATCCTCGTGGAACAACTTTCAAACAGCGATCACGAAATTGGAGAGTCTTATTATGATCAAGATGAGGATGGTTGGGGAATCTGCTACGATACCTATTCCAATAATTTCATCTATGAGGAAGACGGTTGGTCCATTGTGGTTATCTATGAGTGCTGTGGAGAATGGAGCAATGATCCCGGTGATTATTTGACGCCGCCAAGCAGCGATCTCAAAAGAGCATGGGGAGAGGTTAAAGAAATAACAGCCTCTCACTATGACGATGATACCGATGAGGAATCTGAATTTAGTAAAGAAGATTTGAACGAGCTTTGGACGGCTCTTGATAAGACTCTTGAAAGAATCGCATAAGTCAAACCAATAGAACCATATCAAAATGGGAACAAGAATTCATGTTGCCGAGGTGTATCAAGTCAAACACCACACCTTCGACAATTTCTGCAACAAACAAGATGTAATCAATCGACTCCTCTATGAAGAGTGTCCGGATTTAAGCTGGCAGGGCGAGGACGTAGAGTATTCTGAACATCTTGAAGTCTATAGATACGATCTTGCCAATCTGATAGCAAAAATCATCTCCAATCGTCGAGAGTTTGAGATTTGGCGTGAGAAAAACCAGATAGAAGAGTCTCTTGATACCATCATTGGTATAATCGCCAAATGGTTGGCTTTCGGCGACCCGCGCAATGACTATGTCGTATTAACCTGGTATTAAACTAAATCGCAGGAAAAAGAAAATGGAAATAGCCAATGTATCCCTTTGGTGCATCTGCATACTGACGACTCTTATTGCTGGCTATGCTGTCGGCTACATAAGTGGGTATAGCTGCGGACATGACGACGGTGTTAAAAAACTCTCAACGAATTAGAGGCCCGTTATGACAGCTGGAGAGCGAGCTATGAAGAAGCAAGAGACGAGTTCATTGCAATGTATAACTCTCTAAAAGCATACAAGGAAGAACTCGAATCTCAGCACAAAAATACGAACAATGATGAATAAAGACTACGCCTATTGTGTCGGCCCTAACTATTTCGGAGGGCCGGCGCTTTGCCAGAACTGTAAGCGGCACGTACCTTTCAGCACCGAAGTAAAAGAGACCTTGACATGGACCATGCCGATGTATGATGAAAAGACCGGTACCTGTCCTCTACATGAACCTAAAAACGAGAATAGTAATGAAAGAGAAATTAACTCTGGAGAAAGTCAGGATATTGAAAAAACTCGGATTTAACATCGATGCTCCAACAATCTATGATGCGGCCAAATTTTTGCGAGAAGAATGGGGCGCAGATTTGGTTGTAAGCCCGAAGTTCAATAGTAATACCGGCGACCGTATCGGTTACTTTTGGCGATGGTCCCAGCGTACCGATGTGAGAGATAACAAAACATATAGAACTTATGAGGGCGCGCTTTCAGCCGGTATCTCTGCGGTTCTCGAACCATTCAAAGAATATTACAATGAAAATCAATAAAATCATCAAAGTACCAACTGGAGAAATCTATGTCGCACGAGGAGAGAAAGGACTGCTGGAGTTTCTGACTGTCGGTGACTATGGCAAAGATGCCAATATCAAAGCCGACTATCTCGGCATTACGAGAGAACTGAACGGGGTGCCAAACGGCAAGCCGATGCCCTTAACAGAGAAATGGGTCATAACCATATCCACACAATATGGATGCTCGATGGGGTGTAAGTTCTGCGATGTACCGAAAGTAGGTGCAGGACGCAATGCCACACTTTTCGACCTGCGAGACCAGATATTAACCGCTATCCGTTGGCATCCCGAAGTAAAACACACCAAGCGTCTGAATATCCACTATGCGCGTATGGGAGAGCCGACATGGAACTACTATGTGGTTGTCAATGCCCTGCTTCTGCACGATATTATCAAGCCTTACATCGGCGATTCGCTCATACATCCTGTCGTAAGCACGATGCTACCGAAAAACAACCGACAGCTCTGCGAATTTTTGCATAAATGGACGGTAGTGGTCAAGAATGACGTATTCAAAGGAGACGCCGGACTTCAATTCTCCATCAACTCCACTGATGACAAGCAGCGCGAGTATCTGTTTTCGGGCAACTCCTTATCGCTTGAAGAAATAGCGGAAATAGGACGCGAGCTGCCTATGCCCATTGGCCGCAAATATGCGCTCAATTTCGCGCTCGCTGATGATTCTATCATAGACGGCAAGCGTCTGCGTGAACTGTTCGACCCCGATAAGTTTATGTGCAAGATTACGCCTTTACACCGGACCGCAAGCTGTGAGCGGAACCATATAGCCACGACCGACGGCTACGAGCTGTTCACGCCCTACAAGGCTGTGGAGGAAGATTTGAAAGCACATGGTTTCGATGTGATAGTGTTCGTGCCGTCCTACGACGAGGACAACGGCTTAATTACTTGCGGCAACGCTATCCTTTCGGGCAAGCTGCCGACAAGCAAATATGAACTTATAGAAAACAAAGAATTATGACACCCGAAGAAATCACCGCCCTCGCCCGCGAGTATGCGGAGGAAGTTTACAGGAATGCTCATAAAGAGATGGAAGTCCTGCCAAATTGCTTATCAAACGAAGCGATAAACATGTTTGCTGAGGATATGGAGATCAAATTAAAATGGTTGCTCCGCCGCTACTGCCTTGTGGAGAAAGGCAAGGTGAATAATATTCATAAAGGCGTTCTCGTGCAGCTTGACCCGAAGAGTTTTGGATATTCACCATACAATCAAGGGAGAATGGATGTTATGAAATCCCTCTTCCCCGAAATCGGAAAGGATGCGGAGGGATGACACCTGAACTTCAAAAGAAAGTCGATTTCGCAATCAGGCTTCTTCGCTCCATTCCTACGAAGGATGGCCCCGTGGAAATCTCTTATTCCGGCGGCAAAGACTCCGACGTGATACTGGAGCTTGCGAAGATAGCTGGTATTCCATATCGCGCAATCTACAAGAACACAACAATCGATCCTCCCGGCACTATCAAGCACTGCAAGGAGAAAGGCGTTGAAGTATTCGCACCGAAAATCAACTTCTTTGATTTGGTGAAGCAAGCTGGTATGCCGACTCGATTTCGGCGCATTTGCTGTTCATATCTGAAAGAGTATAAAGTTCTCGACCGTGCCCTTCAAGGCATACGCAGATGTGAGAGCGTAAAGAGAGCCAAGCGTTATAAAGAGCCCGAAGTTTGCCGTGCATATCCCAAAGGTCAAAAGGCGCGTATCTATCTGCCGATATTGGAGTGGACGGACGATGATGTGGCGCAGTTCATTGTGGAGCGTGGCATCAGGTGCCATCCGCTCTATTATGACGAGAAAGGGAACTTTCATGTTGAGCGTAGATTGGGTTGCATTGGCTGTCCGCTTCGCAGCGACAACGGCAAATCTGACTTTGTGAAATATCCAAAGTTCCTCAAAAGATTGATAGCCTCTATGCAGATATTTATTGACTCGCATCCCGATACAAAGACCGCAAAAGACTATGGCAACGCATATAATCGTGCCTTTCGTACTTTGTTTTGCAATTCAACGGAACAATACAAGTCTTTGACAACGGGCGGCATGTTCCCCGAAACCGCGATAGACGCGAAAGCCTTTTTAGAGGATTATTTCAAAATTGATTTAACGATGTAGAATTATGAACAAACAAGACTACGAACAGAAACGAGCCGAGTGCTGGGAAGAGTATTGCAAAACACATCCGCTGTGTAACACTCCCGTGATGCGTTTGAATTTCGATTGGATATTTGATCGCGCTTTCGCCCTCGGCAAGTTGCAGGCAAGTGACGGGCAAGTTAAGGAGACAATCTCACAGGAGAAAGAAACTACGACACAGCAAGACTACAAATCAACTGAGCTTGAATGTTGGTGTGACTTCTGTAATACGGAAATTGCACGTAAAAATTCATTTGATAGAGCACTTGTCAAAGCGGCTAACAACTTCGCATTCTTTAGAGGTTATCGCTTCGGCAAGCAGAAGAAGAACGCGGACACCGTGATTAGCGGATGGGCGGCGAGACACGGTAATGGTCCGAATGTTTCAGGGTTGCGCATATATACCGTTAAGCCTAAACGCATAGAGTTATTAAAAATGTGGGATGGTCACGGAGAAAAATCCGTGCTGATAGACCATAGATTTTTTCCCGACCTCACGTGGGAATCAGACCCCGAACCCGTAGAAATCATCATCAAAAGAAAGAAGAATGGATAAGACATTACAAGACCTTGCGTGGCGTTGCTTGCCGCGTGAGGTCAAGGAGGAAGTGAAGAGATTATATAAAGCGATACAAGAAAAGAGCGTAAACAATTCTCCTACAGAACGATACTTTGATGGTGGTTATGAATACGCTTTTGAAAAACTTTTCGGCCTCCACAACCTCACCTCTGATGCGGAGGGAGAGGAAATGCTGACGGTGAGCAGAAAGGAAATCCAACAGCTTGTAGCCACAAATGACAAACTCATAAAGAAGCATCCCGGGCGTGATAGTATAGAAGCTGTCCAAGCTAAAACAGTGAACACTATTCTCAATCGCCTTTTCGGCTCCAAGTGTCTGCCGGATGAAGTAAGCGAAGTTAAGCGAACTTTAAGCGAAAATTTAAGCGAACCGAAGCCGGCAGAGCCAGCCGAAGTGGCTGTTGCCGAAAATGCAACTACCACTCAGAACCCTACAGAGCCGAAGTTTAGGTTAAAAGACAAGGTTGTGCGTAAAAATGTAAGCACAATTAGGACTATCGTAGGTATAGATTCCGTAAGCGATGAAACAGGCACGTCGTACTACTATATGACCGAAGATTCTCACGGCAACAATAGAATGGACTTCGTCGAATCCGACCTCGAACCCTACATTGAGCCGACCGAGAATCCAAACCCCTCGAATTCGGGGGAATTGAAATCACAAGAAGCTGACAAACACTTCGACAACATCATCAAAGACAGCTTATCAAAAGAGCGTAGGCTGAATATCGCAACGACGATTATTGAACGCATAATTAAAAGTGAATATTATTCTCTTTCAGAAAAATACCGAGAGGACAATATAAAAGAAATGGTAAAAGTATCTTTGCAAATAACTGACGCCATCATGGCCGAGTGCGAGAAAGGAGGTGGGAGGTGATAGCATTTGCTATATTCTTCTTGGCTACTGCTGTAGCAATCGGCACCAGCAATATCGCTGATGCAATTTGAGTATCGAACTCGACTGAAGATGAAGAAGATGAAAATGAGAACGACAAACCTCAATTGCAATGATAAAACTGCTATACATTGACCTATTCTGCGGCGCCGGAGGCACCTCTACGGGAGTCAATGAGGCCCGGCTGTATGATGAACAGTGTGCAAGAGTTATCGCCTGTGTAAATCACGATCCGACAGCAATAGCCTCCCACGCCGCAAATCATCCCGACGCTCTACACTTTATGGAGGACATCAGAACGCTCAACCTAACGCCGCTAATGAAGCATATCAAGGCTTGCAGGAAAGAATATCCGCAGGCCTTGATTGTTCTATGGGCATCTCTGGAGTGTACCAATTTCAGCCGGGCCAAAGGCGGTCAACCTCGCGATCCCGATAGTAGGACTCTGGCGGAACACCTCTATCGCTATATAGAAACAATCAACCCGGATTTTATCCAGATAGAGAATGTCGAAGAGTTCATGTCCTGGGGGCCGCTCGATGATAATGGTCGCCCGCTATCAATGGACAAAGGCCGTGATTATGTCCGATGGATTAAGAATGTCAAAGGATATGGCTACAATTACGACTATCGCATATTGAACTCGGCCGACTATGGCGCCCGGACCACACGAAAGCGTTATTTCGGAATGTTCGCCAAAAAAGGTCTGCCGATAGTATTCCCCACACCAACCCACAGCCGTCGGCCCACGGGCAATCTGGAGCGATGGCGAGCTGTGAGATATGTACTCAACCTTGAAGAGGTTGGTCAGTCAATTTTCACACGGAAAAAGCCGCTGGCTGAGAACACCCTCAAACGCATTTATGCCGGACTTGTAAAGTTTGTATCCGACGGTAGCGACGCATTTATGGTCAAGTTCAACAGCATGAGCCAGCGAGGAAAGTATGTGCCGCCTTCCATTGATGAGCCATGCCCGACAGTAGCCGTTCAGAACCGACTTGGCGTGGCCCAAGTCGCATTTCTCTCCAAGCAGTTCAGCGGCTCCCCTGAGGATAAGAACATAACTATCGACGGGCCGGCAGGCGCAATCACCTGCGTGGATCATCACGCACTTGTCAGTGCCCAGTTCTTGACTATGTTCTATGGCACAAGCACGGCAACATCCATTGATGAGCCTTGCGGCTGTGTTACCACAAATCCCAAACACAGTCTTGTGACAGTCCGAAAGCATTTCCTTGTGAACCCTCAATACAATTCGGCCGGAAGGTCTATTGATGAGCCGTGTTTCACTCTTATTGCAAGAATGGATAAACGGCCACCATGCCTTGTGTCCACGGAGAGCGGGGAGATAGCCATAGAGGTTTATGAAACAGACTCTCCCATGATGATTAAAATAAAGGAATTTATGGCTAAGTATGGTCTGGCCGACATTTATATGCGTATGCTCAAGGTTGTAGAGCTGAAACGCATACAAGGCTTCCCCGATGACTATGTGCTGATGGGCAATCAAAGCGATCAGAAGAAGTTTATCGGTAACGCCGTCCACACGTGTATCCCGAAAGCATGGTGCCCGGCATTGTGTCTGGCACTTCAAGAATCACCAACCCAAATAATCGACAATGTTCAAGAGAAAGGAAATAGAACAGCTCGTATCGCATGATACATTCGTACCACTCTCGTATAGCCCAAACGAGAGTGCTGCCAGCCAGATAGGGAACCTCGCGGGTTTCCTGCTAAAATATGTAGAGAGCATGAAGCACAAAGTCGTTATAGAGTCCGACAATAAGACTCTTGAAATCACCGTATCTGTCGAGACTCGTAAACCCTCTGAAGATGGTTGAAATAAACGGCTACAAGTTCTACGAAGAGCCTGGCAGATGTGGTAGTTGCCCCTGCTTGAACACGGGGGCAACACACCTTAACCCCGGTGTCAAGCGAGGCCACTGCATCCTATGGAATGAATGGCATCTGTGGTATCGCAATATCCCGGGGAGGTGTCATAAACTTTTCAAAAAGGCGATGGCATATCCCGACGGGGCTAAATTAGTCATAGTAGCAAACCACTCATAAATCAGATATGGCAAGACCAAACAATAATGGTATAGTGGCACTCCATGATGACCCCAAAGAGCGCGAATGTGTATGCTTTGAGCTGATGGGCTTTATATACAAAGAAGCTGAGGGCATGGGTGTCCTTTACACCGAAACGCATGAAAATCTATGGCATGAGCGTTTCGCCCAGGCAAAGGCCGGAGAATGCGCCTATCGGGATAGATGCCCCATTTACGCAAAATCCAAACCTCCATTCTAACGGAGAATTTTATATAAAATAAATCATACAACATGAGAAAAGAGTATCGAATTAAAAGAACCCGCAAGTGGGTTCACACAGAAAAACGGCATTTATATTGCCCGACATACATAGTCCAAGTTCATGTCATATTAGGAATCTGGATTGGTGTAAAATCGTTCAGAGATGAAGAAGATCCGGATTTTGCCCGGAGAGAGGCGGAAGAACTGTTAGACAAACTCAACGAAAAATAAGACATGAAAGTTGTAATCACCGGCGGCGAGGGCTTTATTGGCAACGCTCTCGCTGCTGCTCTCTCCAGACGGGGAGCTGAGGTCATAATCATAGACCGCACAAAAGGCATCGAGGCCAAAGACTTCTTCGATACCGTTCCAAATCTCCATGATGCCGACTGTGTGTATCATTTGGCCGCGCAGACATCGGTGTTCAACACCAACCATGCGCAGATCATGTATGACAACATCGAAACATTCATGGCCGTATGTAATGCCTGTAAACGCGCCGGTGTAAAGCTGGTGTATGCCTCATCTTCCACGGCCAACAGCCCCAACATAACATCTCTCTACGGAATATCCAAGCGTTTCGATGAGGAATATGCCCGGTGCTACAACCCTCATGCTACCGGCGTCCGTCTCCACAATGTCTATGGGCCTAACCCGCGTCAAGGAACTCTTCTTTGGCATTTACTCCATGACAATCCGGTAAAGCTCGTAAACGGAGGCCGAAACGTGCGCCACTTCACATACATAGATGACGTAATCGAAGGACTGGTCTATGCCTGGGGGTGTAATTACTCTCTCATCAACATAGTCAATCCAGAAAAAACAAGCGTTTACGATTTCGCATTAGCGGTCCAAGCGCACAATGGGGCTGAAATATCGCTACTTATGAAAAAACGCGAATTTGACAAAATCGCCCAAACGGTTGACGAGAGCCTATTTACTGTACCTTTGCCGTACACGCCGGTAAAAGAAGGCATCCGGCGTGTATTTGACACCATCGCCAATGACACGGCACAGTAGAATCATACAAATGGATGAATGGGATGTTCCTACTTCTCGGCCACGGCTGAAGGGTAGGGGCATCCCTCTTTGCTCTCGTGATTTTGCCTAAACCTCATTGGCATCAATAACCGCTAAAATCATATCTCACGGCTATGTCATTGCCCTTATCCCCACCATATTTTGGAAATAAAAGTCCAAGAAACGTAAATAAAACGGCCAAAAACGGCAATTTTCGGGGTGGATCCGGAAATTTTTCAAGGGCGGGAGAAAGACAAAACAATATTATGAACATAAACGACAGCAACCCATTTTATCTATTTTTTCTTTGGCTGCTCTCATAATTACAATTTCAGCCTCTGATTTCTCTCGAATTATATAACGACCTCTCATACATCATCACAATGGCACGAAAGAAGAATAAGTATGGATTGACAGCCCAGCAAGAGCTGTTCTGTCAGTATGTCGTAGATGCCTACGGTACGGACACACGAGGAGTCCTTGTGACGGCCTACCGCAAGGCTTACAACTGCAAGAATGACGCGAAAGCAAGTACACATTACACATCGGCTTCTTTACTTATGAGTGACCCAAAGATAGCCCAAAGGGTTGAGCAGCTTCAAGTGGAGCGTGCGAGACTCGCCACGATCAGCCGAGAACGCATTATATCCGATGATGTGAAGATACTCGATCTTGACCCATTAACCCTTTGGACAGAAGATGAGAAAACGCATCAATGGCGTATGCGATACCTGCATGAGATACCCAAAGAGATACGGCGCCTTTTGAAGTTCACACGTAATGGCAAAAGGCTCGTACCCGATGTCGATAAGGATGCCGCCAAGAAAAGGCTCATAGACGTGCTCGGATTTGCCTCGGCTAAGGACCTCAACATAACTACAAGCAATAAAGTGTCCGGCGAACTGCGCATAGGTTTCAATGATGATCAGGATTAGCCTGTATGGGTAATGTTGACAGCTTAGAGGTTAATGTTGACAGAACATCAATATAACATATATAGCCCGAAAAGTAGCAAAATGTAAACTTCCCCCAATAGTGAGATACTGACAAATGTAGCAAAATGTCAGCAAAACACCCCTAAACCGCGAAAATCAATGCAAATCAATTATAAGAAGCTCAACCCTCTTGGCTTTCATCTGTTGAAATTACTCCAGGATACAGCCATCCGACTGATTATATTGTTCGGTGGCTCATCTTCCGGCAAGTCTTACAGTGTGGCGCAATCGATCCTCATAATGACCCTATGGGACGGTGAGAACACTATCGTCATGCGTAAGGTCGGTGCGTCTATCAGCAAAACCATATACGAGGATTTCAAGGTAGCGGCAAAGCAGCTCGGCATCTTCAGCCTGTTCAAATTCAAGGATGGAGTCCGGCAGATTGTCTGCATACCAAATGGAGCAAAGATTGATTTCGGTGGTCTTGATGATCCGGAGAAGATTAAGGGTATATCCAACTATAAGCGTGTCGTTCTTGACGAATGGTCGGAGTTCGACAGCGAGGACTACAAGCAGGTTCGTAAGCGTCTGCGCGGTAAAGAGGGCCAGCAGATCATCACCACATTCAACCCCATCAAGGGAACTCACTGGATAAAGAAAGAAGTCTTTGATGTTGAAAAATGGCATGATGTGTCTATGGATATTGAGATTGCAGGCGAGAAGATTCCACCAGAGTTAACCGCTGTGAAATCAATACGGATGAACGAGACCAAGTTTATAATCAACCCTCGCACCAAAGAGATTGAGGAACACGCCCCGGATACTGTCGTTATCCAATCAACCTATCTCAATAACTTTTGGGTTGTCGGCTCTCCCGATGGCACCTACGGCTATTATGATGAACAGTGTATCGCCGACTTTGAGAAAGACCGTATCAATGATCCGGACTATTATAATGTCTATGCTCTCGGCGAATGGGGCGTTATCCGCACCGGGTCCGAGTTCTTCGGATCCTTCAACCGAGGCAAGCACACTGGAGAGTGCAAATACAATCCCGACGTCGCTCTTCATGTCAGCGTTGACAACAACGTGCTGCCTTACATCTCATACACCTTTTGGCAGATTGAGTATAATTGCGGTTCAATGATGGACACAAGGCCGGAACAGCGTCAAGGCATTAGGATTCGCCAGATAGATGAGATTGCGGCCGAGAGCCCTCACAACACAGCCCGAAAGAGTGCTTTGCTTGTAGCTGCCAAGTTGCAAGAGATGGATGTTGACCGCATATATCTGCACGGCGATGCCTCGACGCGCCACGCTAACACCATTGACGACCAGAAACGCTCTTTTCTCGACCTTGTAATCTCAACCTTGCAATCGGAGGGTATTGAGGTTATGGACTGCGTAGGGAAACAGAATCCGAGTGTGCCGATGTCGGGAGAGTTTATAAATGCCATATTCGATAACATAATAACCGATATCCAAATTGTCATTGGTGAGAACTGCAAGATCTCGATCGAAGATTACATGAGTGTGCAGAAAGATGAGAACGGCGCTATCCTCAAAACAAAGGTCAAGAACAAAATCACAATGCAGACCTATGAGGAACACGGACACATTTCCGACACGTTCCGATATGTTGTGTGCGACCTCGTGCGCGAACAGTTCCTGTCGTTCTCCAACCGTCGCAAGCGTAACACTTATGCTCGTGATGGAATGATACATTTCTACAATCCCGATACTGATTGCAAGTATAGCCGGGAGATTGTCTATGCCATGCCTAATGTGAACGGAAAGTTTGTTATGGTTCACGGAAAACTGTGTGGCGAGAAATGGCATATTGTGGATTTGATGTTGAGGGAAACATCATCTACCGATGAAATAGCCGAGATTCTTATCAAGACCAACAGCCCTCAAACCATTATCGAATGTGGTCCGGCTTATTTTCGATTTGTCCGCGATCTGCGCAAAGACATTCCCAATGTAAGAGCCATGAAGGAGGTTGCAGACATGGACCGGCGCATAGCAGCGACCTCTGACTTTGTGAAGAACCACTTGCTTTTCAATGTAGAGAGGTCTTGTGATGATGTGGTGTATTCCACGTTCATGTCCAATCTGCTTGATTACAACAAGGACACTGGCGAAAGTATCGAGGCCAGCGCCGTTTTAAGTGGCTTTATCAGGTTCGTTGTAAAATTCAGTTTTGAGGGCGAAAGCAAAGTAACCGCCGATAGCATAGTGAGTTAGGCGGTATTTTTGACACTCTCTAAAAATCGGTTTTTTGAGGATTTGGCGCAACCGATTGTATTTGTGCTTTTCTTTGCGACAAAAGAACAAAGCATGAGTTTTATACAACGAATATTTGGCACCAAAGATAAAACGGAAGCTCTGGTTGTAAAAGCGAACAGCATAACGCAGGCCAACAACCAGGGCCCCCGTGGTGCTTATGGCGTTGTCGATGCTTGGAGATACCAGCAGGTGTTGTCTATGCTTGACGGTCTTATTCATCCGTCAGTCGTAGGCAACAACTTCATCGAATTGTTCAAGACAATCCCGGAAGTATTCTGGCCGATTGATTTCATTGCCAAACGCATCTCTGAGGCTCATTTTGATTTGAAACGAACCAAGGATGACAGCCTTGTATGGTGTAACCGTCTTGGGGCTGACACGATTCTCAAACAGCCCAATCCGATTATGACTTGGCGAGAAATCGTGTATCAGCATTTTGTCTATAAGCTGGCCACCGGGAACGCCTTTTTCCGTGCGTCTATGCCGGACAATATAACTGCCGATGCAATCAAGTTCCAATGGTGTTCCAACTACTGGAGTCTGCCGGCGCATCTCGTTCATGTCAAGCCAGTGGAGTACAGCTATGGTGTGCCCATGTTCGGTATTGCCAGCATAGAGGAGCTTATCAAGGGCTACACTCTCGATCTCGGTGCATATTCCGGCCTTACTATACCTTACTACCAGATATGGCATGACCGTGACGGCATACCCGAACTGATAAGGGGCAACGGCTATCTCAAGGCGCCGAGCAGACTTTTGGCTGTCAAGAAACCCATTGCCAACCTCATCGCAGTATATGATGCCCGTAATGTGATTTTTATTAAACGTGGTGCCTGCGGTTTTATAGTAGCACAGAAAGTGGATGAGACAGGCACGGTGGCGCTTGAACCTAAGGAGAAAGATGAACTCCGGGAACAAATGAACAGCAAGTACGGTGTCGGTGAGGGTCAGTCTCCGTGGGCCATTACCGATATTCCCGTGAATTTCATACGCACCAATCTCTCCATACAGGAATTGCAGCCGTTTGATGAAACGCTTGAAGATGCAATCAAGATCGCCTCGGTGTTCGGTATCCCGTCTGTGCTGGTACCTCGTAAAGACCAATCAACATTCAGCAATCAGGACACCGCCGAAAAGAGTGTCTATACCTCTGTAATCATTCCGGCGGCCAAGCGCTTCTGTGAGGCTCTGACAACATTCCTCGGTCTTGATCAGAAAGGACTGTATCTTGACTGTGATTTCAGCGATGTAGCATGCTTGCAAATCGGGCTCAAGGAGAGCGAGGAAGTTAAGAAACTCGTAAATGAGCGGTGCCTTTCGCAGTTCAACAATGGCCTTATATCAATCAACGACTGGCGCTCCCAAATCCATGAGGATGCTCTCGAAGGTGAGATTTTCGATAAAACCAAGTTTGAAATGACCCCCGAAGAGATTGCCAAAGTGGATAGCGTCATCAAGGCTCAAACCTCACCGATTCAGATTAACACCGGCCAGACCGGAGAAAAGAACCCAGACAACAATCAACCTAATAATAAACCCTCGAAAGGAGAAAGAAATGAAAGAACAGATGATTAATCTCCAGTACGAAACAAAAGCACTGGATGTCACTGAGAAAGGTATCGTTACCGTAGGGGTGAACGGTATAGGCATCGAGGACGCACAGCACGACATCTCGATGCCCGGGTCATTCACGGACACTCTCCGTGATGATATAAGCAAAATGCGATGGTTCCTCAACCATGACACACGCCAGCTTCTCGGCGTACCTCTGTCTGGTGAGGAGAAAGAGAACAACCTCATCATGACCGGCCAAATCAATCTGCACAAGCAGATCGGCCGAGACATCTTTGAGGACTACAAGCTCTTCCGCGACGCCGGCCGAACCCTTGAACACTCTATCGGCGTCAAGGCACTCGCCCGTGATGAGGAGGACCGCCGCAAGGTTGTGAGGTGGAAGATGCTCGAATACTCCACTCTCACCGGCTGGGGAGCCAATCCTCAGACATTCCTTGTGGGGTTAAAGAGCGGAACCGCCGATCAGTTGAGAGATGCCGCTGATTTTATCCGTATGGCTTTCAAGCAGCGCGGATATTCAGATGAGCGACTTAAAAACTACGATATGGAACTTACTCTGCTACTCAAATCACTCAGCGGAGGTCTTGTAGTTTCTTGTCCGTGTTGCGGCTATCAGTTCGACTACGAAAGCCTGCCGGAGCATACGTTCTCGCAAGAGGTGCGCGATGCCGCCGGCGAATGGCTTAGTTGGACGGCTCGCAACATGGCGCGTCAGGAAATGGAAAAACTCACTCCCGATATTCGTGAGCAGGTAGTTTCCATTATCGATTCTCTCAAAGGCAACAAGGAGAGCCTGACCGAAAAGAGCATCACAGACTCTCTCGCTTTTGTACGTTGCCCCCACTGTTACAGCCGCGTATATCGCGGCAATACAATCCTTATCGGCGAGACCACCGAGCAAAAGGAGAAAAAGCCCGATGACGAAGAGGGCAAGAAACCTGCCGGCGCCAAGCCCGAAGATGAGGAACAGAAGCCCGGCAAAAAGGATGATGACACCAAAAAGAAATCGGCCGATATTCCTACTCCGTCTGCGTCTTTCTGGGCATCACTTAATTCTGCAACCAAAAAGTAAACAATCACCATTTAATTTCATAGTGCATTATGGCAAAATTAACAATCAAAGAAGTAGAGGAGATTGTAGGCGTAAAGACCGCCGGTCTCCCCGATGAACAGAAACAGTTCATCAGTAACCTTATCGGTGCTTTCACCGATACAATCAACAAGTCCATAGAAGGGCTCCTTGACACTACCGCACTCAAAGAGGCTCTCAAGCCTTTCAACTCGGCCGATGGTGTCACGCTTGATTCTCTCTCCAAAGAGAATCAGGATCTCGTTAAGCAGGTTAAGAGCCTGTCCGATGCTCTCGACAAACTGAAAAGGCGTGGCATCGGCCTTGACTTTGTCAGCAAGTTCAACGAGGCTTTCGATGAGATGTACGACTCGCCTAAGATGCAGGATTTCATCAATGACCGCGAAAAGTCTTCCGGCTCTTTCTCGTTCAAGGACATCTCCCTTACCGGTAATGTCGTCCCGGGTGGCACGGTGACTATGGCCAAGCCGAACGACGTTGTTGTATCCCAGCACACCGACAAGAAGCTTCACGTCCGTGACTTTGCCACCGTGTTGCCCGGTGATCCCGAGTACCCCATCTTCCCGTTCCAGCAGATTTACGACGTGGACCGTAACGCCCGTTATGTTTCGGAGAACGGTATGCTCCCCGAATCCAGCCTGAAAATCAAGGAAGAGACCGCTCAGGTTTCCCGTGTCGGTCATCACTTCAAACTGTCGAAGCGCGCGCTCAAGTGCAAGACCTATCTCCGTGGCTACGTCATGAACTGTCTGCTCTCCGGCGTCCGCGATGCCGAGGACTTCCAGATTCTTTTCGGCGACGGCTCTGGCGACAACCTCAAAGGTATCACTCTTTACTCCGGCGTGCTGCCCATTGAGAAGATAATCAGCGACGAGATATTCTCGGTAGCTGCCGGCGGTGTTCTCTCTATCGAAGAGGTTGACAACGGCCTCATCGTAGAACTGAAAAAGCCCAACGATCTGCTCATTGAGGGGCTGAAGGTAACTGGCTCTGCTGCCGTTACCAACACAGACCTCAACAAGACCTACGATGTCATCAAGGTCAACGACCGCTGCATCTTTCTCGAAGGTGCCACCCTCGCAGCTGCCAACACCGACGCTCTTCTGGCCGCAGATGTCGCAGCACTGAAGCTGACTTTCAAGAACGGTGCCTACCAGAGCATCGAATCGCCCAACAGCATCGACGCTCTCGAAACAGCCATCTCGGTTATGACCTATGCCCAGTTCGTTCCCACTGTTCTCGTGCTGAACCCCATCACGATCAATGCCATCCGTTGCGAAAAAGCCACAGACGGCAACCGCCTCGAAGTTGTCAAGGACATCAACGGCAACCCCGTCATCGGCGGCCTCCGCGTCGTTCCTTACAGCGGAATGCCGGTTGGCAAATACTTCCTCGGCGACATGCAGCGCGGTGCCCAGATCATCGACTACACTCCGCTGACCGCCGAATGGGCTGACGATGTTAATACCAAGCTCAAGAATCAGGTCGTACTGCTCGCACAGGCCGAGGAGATCGTGCCCGTGTTCTGCCCGTGGGCGTTCTCCTACGGTAGCATCAGCGCCCTCAAAAACGCTATCAAGAAAACCGCGTAACGTATGACCTACATTCTGAAAGGCGACCCTAAAGAAGTGGCGAAAGTCCTTCGGGAAAACCGTATCCGTGTTGACAGAGGCGTGATTGAGTTCACGCCCTGTCAGCAGGACTCTGCTCTTGATGCTGACAGCATCGCCACACTTCGGGAAGATTTGGACGCCAAGACAAAAGCGTGCATGGAAATGGCCACTTCGCATGTAGAACTTGCAGGTGTTACACGAGATGTTATCGCAATTATCGCCAAGAATGGGATCACCGTTCCCGAAGACCTCACCGCTCGTCTCGCCAAGTTCGGTATCACCGTTCCCAAAATCGCCGAAACCGTTCCCGAAACAGCCGAAAACGTCGATGAAAGTGCATCCGAAACCGTTCCCAATAATTCCGACACCGTGGAAGATAACAAGATTGTGGAAGCCGAAGACATGACAGAGGTTGACCTCGATGATGTGAAAGACACCGAAGAGGCCGATACGAAAGAAGCTCCGGCACCGACTCCCAAGAAAACCCGATCTAAAAAATCAAAGTAACAATGCTGATAGACTGCTCATATTTCATTGATGGCCCCCGCCACATTCAGAATGCGACTCTCGGCGACTCTCGCAGGATGCCAAATGCAAACTCCGATGAGGTCAACGCCGCGATTAAGGCGTACATCCGAATGTTCCAATGGCCATTTCTGAAAGAGGCTCTCGGGACTCCTATTGCCAGTGCTGTCAACTCATATCTCAAACTCCACGACAAATTTGAGGATGAAGAGAATGATGTTGACCTCGACCTGGTAATAGAACAACTGCGTGAGCCTTTCGCCAACTATGTGTTCTATAAGATTCTGCGAGACAGCAACAGTCAGGCCACCATGACCGGGCTTGTACGGCTCAAATGTGCCAATGATTATGTTGCGCCCATACGCAGGCAGGTATCGACATGGAACGACATGGTGGATATGATCGCAGACTTTTCAGCATGGTGCCAGTCCTCTGACTGCCACGTTAAAGGCATTGTTACCGATTCCAACCTGCTAACCAAGATTAATGTCCTCAACTTATGAACCGTAGCCGTGAAATAATTGAGATACTCCGTGATGTGGTAAAGGCTACCGCCGAGGATTGCAAAATCATCATAACCCATTACCGCAGCGGCGAAAGTGAGGAAATCTCATGCCCGGAGATTAACTACACATTCGGCAACTCCCGGTATGTCAAGGACAATCTTGATGAATTGAGCAAGACGCCGGCCGGAAATGAAAAGAAGTTTCCGCTTATCGCCCTATTCTGTCCATTTCAGGAGAAACGCAATTCCCCGGACTATTTCAGCAAGGCTACGGTCAATGTTCTCATCGCCTGTTCCTCATCAAAGGAGTGGAGCAATGTAGAGCGTCTTGAATTGTCTTTCCAGAACATCCTGCGTCCGATATATCAACGACTACTGGAGGCACTGAAGGAAGACGGCAGATTGGATTTCGGATATAATGGAGTAGTGAGGCACAACTACTCTGAAAACTATTCTTATGGTCGATATGGCGCTCACGATGGCACCGGGGATGCCGTCAGTGAGCCCATTGACGCCATAAACATAACGAATCTTGAATTAACAGTAACTAATCAAACTTGCAGATAAAATGAGACCACTCAGATCGTGTGATGATTCACACCTCAACACAGGACTATCCAAATGCCCTGTCGATTTCGCCCGAATGAAAGGCGCAATCATTGTACCTTACGGCACCAAACTCCCGGCCCAGTTGACACTTGAAAAGCTGACCGAACTCGCCCATGCGGATGTGAATGAGCGTATCTACGGAATCGTAGGGTTCTGTGAGTATGCTCCCGAGGGCGGCGAAGCACAGACTGGTGCCGTCGGCTACGGCGGCTTACGTGTGACCGGTTACAGCGACCGCGCCGATACGTTCACACTTGACAAGAACTATCCCGAGTTGCACTCATCGCTTACCAAGTCCTCCGGCAAGGCATGGGGCGCCTATTTCTACGATGAGAAGAACTACATCTATGGACTTGACGACGGCACTGATGTTCTGGCACCGTTCCCCATGTCAACGATCCACTCCAACGCCACACCTTACTCAACCAGCTCGGCCAAGTCAACTATGACAGTCAAGTTCTGCCACGAGGATGCCCGCGCCGCCATCGAGAACGCAGACTACGCAAAACTCGGTTTCAATCCCCAGCGTGCTACCTTGGGGCTGACCGCAGTCAAACTTGTTAAGGTTTCCGACTCCGGCAATGACTTCAAGCTGATCGAGAAAATCGGCGGTTTCGACTTGACTCCGACTTTCGGCCCGCTTATCGCCGACAGTACCACCGTTATATCCGGCGCCACTGCTGCTTCTTATGATGCCGACAAGGGGACACTTACTCTGACGGTTACCGCCGGATCAACTGCGGCGCCCAAACTCAAATCGCCCAAGACGCTGCTCGAGGCAGGAATCGAAGGTATTGAAGAAGTTTGACCGCCATGTTGAAGTATGAGAACGTGACATTCCTCAAGGAACCTGCCAGAAGACTGACAAGAGATGAGTTTATCGCCCAACACTTGAATGTCTTTTGGCAGGATAGGAAGGAAGAAGTCAGAAGAAAAATGCTCGGTTCGGTTTACGATCTGATAACCGGCAAGAAAACGGATAAAAAGAAACAGTAATTCATAGGGCGGGGAGTTTTGTTCTCCGCCTTTTGTTTCCCGGATATGGATATTCAGTCTGTATATGATATAATCCACAAGATAGCGGACGGTTTCGAGGATAGTATCCTCGAATGTCTTGCCTCTTCCTCTGATGCGGTGATCGACCTTATTCAAGAGCAGATATACAGCGGAGTCGATGGAGAGGGGCATTATCTCTCTCCGACTTATGACGAGGATCCGTTCTTTGAAAAACCTGGGCGATGGTATCATAAAGCGTCCATATATAAGTATTGGAAAGAAATCATAACGCCGCCTGTCAGGAGCCCTCTATTATGTCTTGATCCCAGACCTGTCGAAGTCCCCAACCTATTTATTGACGGAACTTTCTTTGGTCAGATAAACGCTTCCATGCGGGGGGATATGCTGGATGTTTCTCCTGGCAACGGCAACGGTCCCGACATTGAGAAGAAGTACGGAGATAGGCTATTCATGCTTGGGAATGATGCCGTAGAGTGGTTCAATCTTGAATATCTTTGGCCGAATATCGAAAAATTATTAAACGACTGCGGATACAGATGAGCTGCGCCTGTGAACAAAAAAAGCTGTCAAGCGAGTACGAGCGGATGAAAAGGCTCGCCAAAGCAGCCGCGAAGCTTCGCGATGAGACCGTCTCCCTCTGCCGGAATCCTGACGGGACGTACCGTCTGGCTTTTCCTGACGAAAAGCTCACTGGTGAAGCAGTCGAATATTTCTCCCCATATTAATAAAAAAAGAAAATCCAGTTAAAACTCAATTATGGCCGTAAAAATTACAGATCTCGTTGAACAGCAGGTGATCGACAGGCTAAAAGAACTTGACGGCGAGCTCAGGCAGGTTCTTGACACGTTCAAGGACGTAGCTAAAGAACTCGTCAAGGGTCTTGATATAAATGTCACCTGCACGGGCGACATCGACAAACTTGAAAAATTTTTCATAGATAAGACAAAGGAGGCCGCTGCTGCTAATGATAAGCTGAATAAGATTGTCGAAGAGCAGAGGCAGATCATAGGCAACACCTCGAACACCATATCCCGTCATCTCATGGAACAGGAAAGGGTCAACAAAGCCCAGCGGGAGGTATACACTGAATATGATCGTGTAAAGAAGCTTCTGGAGCAGTTTCATGATACTTACGAAGGGCAGACGCAAAGACTTGTCAGACTTAAACAGCAACTGGCCGAAAACACCAAGGAGCAAAAGGACAACGAAAAGGCTCTCGCACAAAACCGTGTGACCATGGAGCAGTTTACGGCTAAACAGGCGGAACTAATCGCGCAACACCGCTCCCTGACACAGGAGAAGCGTACTCTTACCCAGATAATGACAGCAGAAGAAAAGGCTGCGCAATCTCAGGAGACGAGCTACGTTCACATGTCCCAGCAGCTTGAGCTGCTTAAGAAAGCCTATAAGGACCTCAGTGTGGAGTCACGCAGCTTGGAATTTGGCAAAGAACTTGAAGAAGCGATTCAGAACCTTGATGCTCATCTAAAGGATGTTTCCGCCGATATGGGGGAATTTCAGCGCAACGTCGGCAATTATGCGATCGCCGGGCAAAACGGAGTCGTGGCGACCGAGAGTCTGCTTGCGGTTCTTCAGCAGCAGGCCGTGACCACCAAAGATGTATCGGACCAGAGCAAGATATTATCGGAAGCCCGTTCCATGCTTGATACTACTGATGCGAAGTACACTGAGGTGCTTGGTCTTATTAACGATAAACTTGCAGAAAACAGCAGGAAACTTGCCGACGTCACCGATATTATGAATGTTCAGGCTACGACTGTTGCCGAGGCCGAAGCCCAGAACAGGCGCTTGGTAGAGGCTATAAAGCAGGTTGATCAGACCGGAGAGGGTGCGCAGGCTACCATTGACGGTCTTAATGCCAAGATAAATGAGAATAATAGGGTAATCGAAGCCGGGAACGCATCTAAAGCATCCGTCAAGAAAAATCTTAAAGAACTGGTCATCGAAATAGCGACCCTTTCTATCGAATACCAGAATCTTTCGGAGAATGAGAAGGCTTCCGCGGATGGCCAGGAACTTGCTGACCACATCAGAGATCTGACGGAACGCGCCGGAATCCTCAAGGATGCTATCGCCGATACCAATCAGGCTATCACCAACGCATCTTCTGATACAAGAGGCTTCGATCAGTTAAGCGGAGCGATACAGCTTGCGATAGACGGCTTCGGACTGGCGCAGGGCGCCGCCGCAATGCTTGGAATAAGCGAGGAAGAGCTGGCAGAGATCCAGACCAAGCTTCAAGCTGCTATAGCAGCTTCCAATGCCATGCAGTCCATCCAGAATGCTCTTCAAGGCCAGTCAGCCTTGATGCAGGGTGTCAATCTTGTTCAGACGAAGTTAAGAACTACCGCTGAAAACCTGCATACGGCAGCGCAAGGGAAAGGGGTTGTGGCGACAACAGCCCTTACCGCTGCGCAATGGGCTTTCAATGCAGCTGCAAATGCCAATCCCATAGGACTTGTTGTGGTGGCTATTGTAGCTTGCATCGCTGCGGTATGGGGCTTGGTCAAGGCATTTACAGCATTCCTTGGCCCGAGTGATGAGGCTTTGGAAAATTACAGGGAGCAGAAGGAAGCACTTGATGAATTGTGTACGTCCAATGATAAGCTCATAGACAGGATGAAAGCCAGAGGTGCCTCCGAAGCCGAGTTGCTTACTCAGAGCCTGCAGAATAAAGAAGCCGAGCAGGAGGCCGCTGATATCCTTTTTTCTCAGGCAAAGAAACTATATGACGAGGACGAGGATGAATATAAGGCTGCTCTTGAGGCCAAGAATAAAGCTGACGAAGAGTTTGCCAGGAGCAAGGAGGATGGACTGAACTACCTTTTGAAGATCCAGTCCGAAGTCTATGCTTATGAACGAGAAAACGCCATAGGTACTCTTGCCTATAAAATCGAAGTCATAGAGGCCGAAAAGAAGAAGCAACTTGAACTCGCCGAAATGCTCTATGAAAACGGAGAGATGACAAGACAGATGTATGAGGATATTGTTGCTTCCGTGAATAAAATGTCTCAGATAAAGATTGACAAAGCCAAGGAGTCCGAGACGAAAAAAGTAAGC